GAGCTGCTCGCAGTTTCCTGGCTGGTCTGGCTTCTCAGGGAAACGCCAGTAGTCCACGAGGATCGCGCGGCGCCCACGGCACCAGCCGACGACGGAGACGCGTAGGCTCTCCTTGTGCACGTCCACCGCGCACGTGAGGAGCAGCACCGGGCTCCCGCAGTGCGCCGAGGCCCATTTGTTCGGGACCTGCCCGAAGTGGTAGGCCATCCGCTTGTGCAGCGACACGGCGCTCATGCGCACCTTGTCGCCCACCATCTCGAACGTCTCGCCGAGGCCGTTGTTGTAGAAGACCTTGAGCTGCTCGACGTCCTTCACGCGGTTGCGCTTCACGTCCCAAGCGGCGAGCCACTTCTGCACCAGGCTCGCCCAGCTCTGCATCGTCACCGGCGAGTAGAGCGCGCTCAGGTGGTAGCTGCGGTGGAACGGATCGTCCGGCGTCTTGTTCGTCGGGATCCACTCGGCGCCGTGTCGCGGGTCGAAGAGCTTGGTCTTGTCCTCGTTCGTGTGCGGGTGCCCGCACTCCTGGCAGAGGTACCGAACGGACTCCGGGATCAGGAGATCGTTCTCGGTCTCCCAGGACATCCCGGTGACCTCGCCCGTCTGCTTGTTCTCGTGCCTCCAGCGCAAAACCTGCTGGAAATTGCACTTAAGGCACCGAACGAAGTAGTAGCGCTGATCACCGGCCTTGAAGCGCTTCTCGATCTTCGACGTGCCCTTCTCGAGCGGCGTCGAAATGTCGAAGATCTTGCGGCTCGCGTCGTAGGTGCCGGCGGTGCGGTCCGCCGAGATCTTGATCGGGTCGCCTGCTTTGCCGCCGGCCTCGACGACGCTGAGCGGCCAGCCGTCGATCTCGTCGCGGAGCAGGATCTGGATCGAGACGGAGCGGAGCTTGTTCGCGTTCTTCGCGCCGAACGGGACGAGGAAGCCGCCGCCGTACCACTCGATCTTTTTCTCGGTCTTGCCGCTCTTTCGTGCGTTCCCCTCGTCGGACGACTTGATCAGATGGCTCAGTCCCGAGAACTGAAGCATCGGGATGATGTAGGAGTCGACGCGGAGCTTCGCGAGCTCGGCGTCCGCGGTGATGAGCATCACCGGCGCCGTCTTCACGTAGTCGATGAAGTAGCCGACCGCGTTCTCGAGCAGGGTCGTGAGCCCGAGCTGCACGCCCTTCATCACCGAGATTTCTCGGACCGGAGAATCGACGTCGAGGCAGTCGATGATCTCGCGGTGGTAGGGCGTGGTGTCGAATCTGTAGTAGCCGGGTAGGCCGGTCACCGACGGCGGTAGGTACCGCTTCTTCTCGGCCCACTCGCTCGGAGTCAGCCGATCGATCTTGTCGGGCAGCGCCTCGAACTGTTGGGCTAGCCACTCACGTTGCTCTTCGGTCTCCGCCGGATCGAGGTCCGTCTCAGGAATCACCTGCTGCGCCGCCGCCGTCGCGTAGCTCTTTCGTCTGGGCATTGGCTGGACGTCGCAAGTTGCGGATCGCTGTCTCCTTCAGCGGGGCGAGTTGCTTCGAGATGAGCTCCTCGACCAGGCGCACCGCCTCTTCGACCGGCTGCCCTGCGTCGCGGAGCGCGTAGACGCGGCGTGCGATCGTCTTCGTCGAGTCACCGAGCAGGCGCTTGAACGCTGACTCGAACGCACCGAAGACGTGGGTCTTCACGAGGTCGCGGCTGATGAGCTTGCCCTCGGCCTCTCGGTTCGCGAGGCGGTGCTTTCGGATGAGCTCGATGTCGCGGAGCGCCTCAAGCCAGTCCTTGAAGTGGCGGACGGTGCCGTAGCGCTGGGTCAGCGGGAGCAGGAGCTCGGCGAGCTGCTCGAGGTCCTCGTCGGAGCGAGCCTCGATGCCTTCCGGCGGTTCGCCGTGCCCCTCTTCCTCGTCGGTCTTCCGTCGGCGCCGCGGCGCCGGAGCGGCGGGTTTCGGCGGAGGAGGTCGGCGCGGCGTCGGAGCTCGAGGCTCCGGAGGCGCCGCCTTTCGCTTCTTGGTCGGAGCCCGGGCGGTGTCGACGTTTTCGACGCTCGGGCTCGGCGCGCCAGCGCTCGCCTTCGCGGTCGGCCGCGCCTTCGCGAGGTAGGCTTTGACGGCGTCGTGATCGAGGTCGACCCGATCACGGTGACACGCCGCGGCGAGTTGCTTGCCACAGGCCTTGGAGACGGCCGCCTTCGAAACGCCAGCGAGCCGCGCGAGTTCGACGCGCGAAATGAGGCGCATTCGTTGTTGAGCCGCGCCGCTCGCGGTGCGGCGGTTAACCGGTTAACCGGATTCGCGCGGTTAACTTTGCTGAAAAAACCACTCTGTCTGCGAGGGGGGCGGTCGGCAATGTCAACCGCACACCCCCGCCCACCCTTTTACAGGACCCGTGGAATTGTCTTGCACACATTGGAATATATATGTGCTTCAATCAAGCTCAGTATCCGAAGACCTTCCAGCGCTTCAGCTGGTAGAGCAGGGCCTGGTAGTGCGCTCGCTCGAAGCGATACTGCGCACGCTTGATAGAGCGTTGCAGCGTCGGCGCAGCGGGGACACGGACCGAACGCTTGCTCATGTTGTAGAGCAACCTGACCCGGGCACCTCGCTTGTTGCCTCTGACCTCGAAGAGTCCTCGTCCGCCGCCCTTGCGACGGTTCAGCATGGCGAATCGCTCACCCTTACGGATGGCGACGGCAATGGCCACGGCGTTCGCTCGGCGCTTCCCGTACCCCTGCGTCGAGGGTTGGTCGATGGTGATGGAGGAGAGCCTTAGGCCCACCCTCACCTTGCGGGTACGCTTCCCACCTGGCGCTTGGCCCGCTGCTGCTGGGCCAGGAATGGCCTTCTTGCCGGCCTTGCCGTGAACGGTCGCGCCCTCTTCCTGGTCGGACATGAAGGGCGCCACCGAGCCTGTGACGGCCTGCATGGTGCGCAGGTCGAGACCCTGGGCCTTGTCGACCTGGATCGACCGAACGGTGTACTGGTTGCGCAGGGTGAAGGTGCGTCGCACCTCGCCGCGCCATTCGTCCTGGAGAGCGAACGCCGAGCCGTTGAGCCCGTTCCGAGCCGCGTACGGGACCGCCTTCTTGGCGAAGGTACCGAGGTCCTGCTCGAGCTTCTTGTAGCCCACGAGCTTGACGTCGATGGTCATCGCTAGTCGGTCCGGCGGGAGACACGAGCCGAGTCGAGGGCCCTACTTACGGTCGCCACGTCCTGGAAGCACTCTCGCACCTCCCGGTGGATTCTCGCCGCCCTCAAGAACCTGGGCTCTTGCCCAGATCGCTCGCTGTGCTGCTGTAGGCGGCGGGACTCGACCACTCGCCCGTCGGTGTTCCGGGTGCGCACGGTGGTCGTGTCTCAGGGCGACGGCTTCGAACGAAGGCGGGGCATGTATCGGCAAGGCGCAGCGACCCGATCAGGGCCTCTCAATGAGACTGCCGTTAACGGCGTCTGGTGGCGTCCGGTGGCGTCACCCCCTTCATCCGTCTTCATCCCCGTTCCTATCTTTTCCTTGGATTTCTCCTTGGCAGCGCAACTGGCTGGCCTGTTAACTTCATGAGCGCTTCAGCGAGTACCTCAACGTCGCCTGCGATCTGCTCGTCGCGGTCGTGGAGCCTCTGAAGCTCAGGGTCGACCTCCGAGACGATGGCCTCCGAGACGATGGCCCGGGCTCGGCGTTCGAGCTCGACCAAGACGGGCCGGATACTTGCCGCAAGCGAGTCGACCTTTGACGGCCGTAGCTCGGGCAGGAAGCGTGTCAACGCGCCAAGGGTGATCCGACTCGCACGGCCACCGCTGTCGCGGATGATGAAAGGCCGACCAACTTCGCGTTCGCGACGGAGCGCGAGACGGAGAAGACGGCGCCCGACGGCTTCATAGCTGCCCTTCTCGTTGGGCTCCCACCCGATCTCTCGGGCGGCTCTGGGGAACGTGAGCGGCTCTTCGAGGCGCATCAGGACTCGGCCTCCTCGCCGTCGACAACATCGACTAGGGCCACCGTGCCGTAGGCCGCGAGGTTCCAGCAGGCACAGAGGTGGTCGTAGAGCGCCGACGTCTCCCGCGCGCGGCGCGCCTGGCGCTCCTTCTCCGCCGCTGGGCTCGAGCACTTCGGCTCCCTTCCAGCCACCGTGAGCGGCCAGAGCGCCCGTTGCCCGGTTGCCCGAGG